TAATCTAAAAGATGCAAACTATTATTAACTTTGACAGCAATGATTTTAATGCTGGGTATGCTTTTGGAAAATGCCAATTATATAGTGATATGGCTGAACGTCAAGGTAATCGAGATTTTTATGAATATTTTAAATTTGTAATTGAAGTAATTAGTCAATGTAAAATCAATGCTTCATTCGACACAATGTATGAATTTCTGACGATATTTGTTATATTTTGTGAAAAAATTGTAATAAATGAAGATTGTATCGTCTACGAAGGATATAAACTTTATAAAAAAAGTGATTATGAGTGGGCTATTGAGGAAGAAGAAATCGAATATTTGTTAGACGATAAAAAATTTAAGTGCGCTAATTGTATTGCTTGTTTTGAAGATGGTAAGGATAATTGCAAGACTTGTGGATTTGATATGAACCAGTGGAATTATGATGATGAGTGTGACTGGAAATGTGCTCGTAAAGGTTGCGAAAATAAGGGGTCGTTTGCTGAAGTGCCTATTGAAGTTGAGTCTGGATATAGTATTAGCTTTTATTGTTGTAAGCAATGTGTTGATAAATAATTGTATATGTATTTTATATTTGTAATTTAATTTAACTACCTATTCTTTCTGTAAACTTATTCCAAAAATGTATAAACATTTTTTCAATTCTGCTAAACTATATTCTTTATAATTCGGTGGTTCTATTCTGCCTATTGATTTATAATATTCTTCTAAAAATGGATAAATATCTTCTTTCTTTAAATCTTGTGATTTTGTCTTGTATGTTTTTTTTTCTGTATTCATTTAGATTATAATTAGAAAAAAATTATTGTAATCTAAACTCTGTTATTAAATTCTTTTTGTAATTGGATTAAATTATCAAAAATATGGGGGCTATCTCCCCACAGAATCTTATAGCTAAACAATGCTGGTGATGGAATTAAATTTTCGATTCTTTCTTTCTCTTTTGCATTTCCTAAATGACGTGCTCTATAAGCTTCTCTTTTCTTTAAATCGTGGTGGTCTATATATGTCTCACCTCCTTCCAAGCCAAAGTCCTTGTGCTTCACTTTCATATTGTCTGAATAAGTAATTCTAAACCTCTTATTTTCAATTGGAGAGTTTGTTAAATCTAATATTTTAAATCGGCTTGTCATTTATTATCTGTTGAGATTTTTTTTTTAATCTATATTCAGAATTATATTTCTTTGCTTTTTCTTTATTTTTTTCTTTGTTTCTATACACTGTAGCAGATTCTGTCTTAGTCCTACCTTCAATTCTTTTATTTATACATTTTCTTTCTCTAATTATTTCTCCTTCTCGTTTATTTAATTGCTCTTTATTTTCACAGGGATATTCTTCTAGTAATTCTATCTTGCAATTTTCAACTCCATATTTATTGAATAAAAACACTGAAGTGCAATTTAAAGTATCACTTCTATATTTTGATGTATGAACTGCGTATCTTTGACACAAATATTGCTTACAAGTAGACCCAATATAAATTTCGTCTTCGTCATACTCGCAGGTAGGAACAATTTGATAAATTTTTGATTGTTGATAATTAACCATTCTTATCTTTTTTTATCGTTTTATCTTTAAGTAATATTCATCTCAATTTTATTGTTAATATATATTATACAATGGTTAATCTGTTTAAAGAAAAATCTTTAGAAATGGTGAATTCTAATGTAACAGATATGATAAATGAATTCGCAATTAAGGGTAAATATCGCCTCATTGGTTCCAACAGCTTAAGAGCAATTCATTACGCTAGTGATTACGATGTGGAAACTAAATTAAAAGAAATGTCTCCAGAAATTGTAGCAAAAAGATTCAAACAACAATTCTACGATGCTAAGCATTCTGATAATATTTGGATTACTGATTTTAAGTGTGGTGTCGACGAACGACTTGTCTATAAAGGTGACTACAGCTCTTCAAGTATCAAAGAATATGTTTCTAATTCACTTATCAAAAAGAGTTATAGAGAGAAAATTTTAAAATCCGAGGGAGAACAACAAGAAGATTTAGTCAGAGCTTTATTTATTCTTCGCTGGAATTATGATGATATAATGAAAGGAAAGGTCAAGTTGTATGACGGCACTTATAAAAATCTAACAGAATGTATACTTGATAAGTCTGTTTGCAAAATAGATTTAATTGGAAAAGTCGGCGATATGTTTGTCGAAATATCTGAGAATTATTACATCACAATAGGTAACAAAAGAAATTACGAAAAGAAACCTTCAAGAGCAGAGATTGAATCAGATTTTCAAGAAGAGATTCATTATTATAGTTCAAGAGATAAATTCAAGGCATTAAAGCGTCTATTTTCTCTTCTACAGATTGAAGGAGAAAAAGGCGTTAGGATGGAAAATTTAGTTACCTTCTTCAATTCTGAAGTTGGTTATTTAAATAAGATAAAGAATGAATTAAAGATTTTAGAGCTATTATTGGAGCAAGATTTCAGACCAGTAAAGTTTGAAGATGTTTATAATAATTTACAAGTAATTAAGGAGCAAATCGCCAGTGTATACAAGATACCTATAACAGATGATTTATTTAAAAAAATAGATGATATGACTAGTAAGAATGTTTTAGAAGGTGTAAAATGGTTAATAGATTATTTCCAGAAAAAAATAAATATAAACTCAAAAAATTTCTTATCCAATTATATATAATGGCTAACGCATTTAATTGTGAAGATATCGGAGAACCTGTAGCTCTATTAGAAGATACAGATGTTAAAGACCGAAAATTGTGGAAAACTATATGTTTGGGTGATACTAAAAAATGTCTGACACCTTATAAGGAGCTGAAGTTAAAAGATAAACCTAATCTGCATATTCAAGTTATTCCGAATAAAAAATCAGAGCGAACGATTAGATATGTGACTGGAGCTTCAGGTTCTGGTAAATCATATTGGACGAAAATGTATATTGAAGAATATCATCGTATGTATCCTAAGCGTGAAGTATTCATTATATCTTCACTTGCTGACGACACTACATTAGATAAATTAAAGTATTTGAATCGTATTAAATTAGAAGGAGAATTTATGACAGATAATATAACAGCTCTAACATTTAAGGATTCCCTTCTAATTTTTGACGACACAGATTGCTTAACTAATAAACTACAGAAACTAAAGATTGACGGCATTTTGAATTCAGTGTTGGAGACAGGTCGTCATTTTAATGTGGAGGTTGTTTACACGAGTCATTTAGCGTGTAATGGTAAGGAGACTAGGCGCATTTTAAATGAATGTAAGTCTGTGACCATATTCCCTAGCGGTTTAGGTGGAAAGTCATTAAAATACTTACTCGACAATTATTTTGGTTTGGATAAGGACCAAATTAAAAGGATAAAAAAATTGAATTCACGTTGGGTCACAATTCAAAAAGGGTTTCCAATGTCTGTTATGAGTGATAAGGAATGCTTCATTTTAAATAACCCTGATGACGATTAAATATACTGGGGTAAGTATAGTTAACAAGCGATAAAATCGTTTTTAAACTCTGAATTTTTTAAATAATTTTGAATAAATTTGTCTTGAGAATGATAATAAGATTTATCTGTCAAAATTAATTCTCCGCTGTTAATTTGTTTTGCAAGTTTAACAAATTTGACGAAACTGTGTATGGTGTCTTTTACAACTTCTTTTTTTATTTCTTCACTAGGAAATGACACTAATCTTACGAAATCCTTTATATTATCAAAATATGCTGGTTTGTCTAGAGACCATACTTCGTAGCTCGGTTCAATAACATCGTAATCATCAATAAAATTTACAGCTAGATGTCCCTTGAATATATATGATTCGTCATTTTTTTGAGACAAGACGATATATGGTCTGACTTCAACTTTAAATCCATTACTGTTTATAATATCATATAAATATTGGCTATTATCAACACATTTTTTGACGACACCATTAAGCCTTTGGTATTCCCTCATTTGTAAAATAATGTTAGCGATGAACTCTTCTCTTGACATATTGATAATTATACTTGATAAGTATAGTTATTAATTCATTTCAATTTTTTTTTAATACTTACTAAGTATAAACAAAGGTAACAAGGTAACAGTAACAAAGTTACATAGATTATATGTTATAAAACAGTAAAATATCTGTTTTTTTTTAAAAAAGTGAAAAAAGACAAAAAAATCACAAATTTTCTCTATATGTATAGGGAGCTTCTATACACATTGTTACTTGTTACCTTGTTACCTTTTTTATACTTACCCAAGTATATTTATTCCTCCTCAGATAATTCAGTTATACCAAACCAACCTCTAAAAGGTTTACCTCCTATTTTCTTTAAACCATTTGTGACGTTACTTATTTTTTTTAAATCAATATATTTTTTAATCTCAACTGATAATTTATTGTTAGACACATTCATCTTTGAACTATCAACCCACGACTTCAAATCGTCATTTGAAATGAAATGTTCTTTGTTACCAGACACTTCATATTTATCTAAAAATTTATTCATAATGTTATCTTTACAAACTCCAAACCATTGTTCTTTTGATAATCTCACTGCCTCAGGTTCTACTTCAAGCTCAGGGTTTTTTGTCAATTCTTTATAACATTGTATCAAATAATTAATAAAATCAATCTTGAACTTGTAAGTAAATACCTCTGTATCAATATTAAGGTCTGCTAACAATTCATAATCAGGATTTTCTACCACAGGAACATACGCCTTTGAATATGTAATTGACTTTACTCTGTTGTTAATAGCTTCATCAACAGGACTTATATTACAAGCATCGTTTAAATTAACAATTGATAATGCTATAAATGGTGATTCAGTCTCATACCCTCCGTGCAATCTTCCGACAATATAGTCTTTACCACCTGAACTCATTTTTTTTAGTGAACCTCCTGCTAGAGTTGAACCTTCTTTTATCTCATTTGAAATAGTAATACGCTTTGTAGCTAACAATAATAACCAACGAAGTTGAGCCGCTTCATCAGCACCTGAATCTTTTTTGAAAGCCAAATTACCAGCATTGAATGTTCCAAAATATCCACCACAAGAATTTTGAATCGCTTGTGTTAATGTAGACTTACCTCCATTTCCTGTTCCAACACAGAATACAAATCTTTTTAATGCGTCACCTGCTAAACCCTGTGCGATTGTGTAAGCAAAATATTCGCCAACATCTAAACCTAATGGGTCTGTAAAGAAACGCTTTTTAATGCTGTCAATATCATTAGATAAACTTGGAGCGTAATCGTGTGAAATTTTTTCAAAGAAATATATTTTATCGTCTAATTCATCTAATTTGTGAAACATTCCAGTTTTCATATCAATAAACCCATTGTTAAATAAGAGCTTGTGTCTTGATGTATTACTATTTTTCTTAAACCAATCATCATAGACGTTCTTAGAAACCATTTTATCAATAACTAATTTTGTAATGTTTGAAGCAGTCTTGAAATTCTGCACGAAATCAATAGCATTACCATCTTTATCCAAACGATAAATTTCAGAATTAGCAGTAAAGTTGCGAATGTATGATTCAATGCTTTTAGAGTTATTATTCCAAACGTAATCATCGAAACGAAACCATATTGTTCCATTACAATTTACAATACGCTTAGATAGTTTTTCAAAAATGATATCAGATGCTTCCAATTCATTATCACATATCGTAAGACCTTTTAGCTTATCTTCTTTTGGAACGAAATCCTCTGGAGTCACAATTGTTGTAGAATGCTCTTTATATGATAATAATAAGAATAAATTGTTACGATAGCGCTCTGAACTATTTACTACATCTTCTAATTCATCAATTAAATCTTCATCATCGTAGAAATTACCGTAAGGCATACAACCATCAAACATCAACGCAGATATTTGAATCTGTTTACTAGCGAGATAATCAATCATTATTTTTAATATTTTGTCTTCTTCGTAACAAAGGATACGATTAATAGCAGAACCGTTGAAATTATAAAGACGATTAGAAGGAACAGTGTCAACGCACGATTTATAATGCGGTAATGCGATGACTTTGGATTGAATAGTTTTCATCTCATCATCAAAATCTTTTATAATTTTTTGAAGCTCTTTGGAATATTTATTTAAAACAGACTTTTTAACAGGTTTATCATCGTTGACAGATTTCAAGAATATTTCTTTGAGCTCATCTCTGTCAGAAACCATATTTAGAACATCATCACGATTTTCAATATAACTGGCTAACTGAGGAGTAAGAATTTTGTTGACTCTGCAAATAAATCTGAGGATAGTCGGATGAGCGTTTTTCATATCAATATCTGTAGTTGAATCTCCGAACAAGTAACCACGGATATTTTTTGGAAAGCCTTGGATAGCTCCAGCACAAAACAATCGTCCACCAGCTTCCAAAGGTGTTGATAATGTGTGATGATAAGTCCGTCTGAACTCGCCCTTACCCTTTATCATCTCATCACAATATCTTTGTAAATTATCAAATAAAACTTTTTGGTCTTTGTCTGCTTTCTTGCTCTCAGCCAATAGTTTATAAGCTTTGAAATCTAACGATTTTAGGTAGTGAATTTTGCGTAAATCAACTTTTTCAATAATATTCATTATATATACTTATCAAATATTATTTTTAAACCCTTTACAACGAAATTATATATATTTGATAAGTATATATAATTAGTATTCTATTTCAATTTTATTTTAAAAATGAATTTATTCCTAAAGTTTTGATACTTTTCCTTCAACGGACAGACTTTCCTTTTTGGGCTTCACCACATTCTGATAATAGTCCTTACGCTTCTGTTTCATCGCTTCATAATGCTCTGGTCTTTCAGTCTTAATTCGCTCAATATATGCCTTGCATTTTTCGGCAACCTTTTCCTTATTTGCCTTCTGATAACTCTTGACATACGTCAAATGACGCTGATATAAACGCTCAGCTGGAGATAATTCAATTACTTCTGCTAATTCTTGATTCATTATATATACTTAGTATATATAAAAAATTATCTTTAATATATTTACTTATCAAATATATTTAATTTTTAAGCTTTTGAAGAACACTAACTAACTCTTTTGCGTATTTAAGAGCATCTCTGCTGTCCTTTGGGTCTTGCTTTCCCTTTTCTAACAAATGAGAAGACAAATGACCTAAAATATCATTGTAATTCTTCAATTCACGCTTTAAATCATCTCTACCTCTTCCAACCGTATTTAAAGTAGCCATTTCAATTGCACTTCTTCTTTCTTGTTCTTCATCTATTTCTTCTAATTTTTCCTCTATATCTCCGTGACGTTTTTGTAAGGTTCTAAATCGTTCTTCAGATGATACATCACCTAGTTCAATCATTCTTAAAGCTGTTTCAAGGTCTAGTTTGACTTCACCTAATTCTCTGATTAATCTAGCCTTCATTCTAGCAATCACTTCATCATCCATTTCTCGTATAGGCATTGGCTTCCTCATAGGAGGCACAATATTTTCTTTATTGAGCCTTCCACCAAATTCACCTCTACCTCTTGCTACTAATTGAATATTTTGTTGTTCCAATCTAGCAATATTTTGATTAATTTCACCTAAATTTTGTTGTAAATCTATAAGATTACTTGTAATTTCATCTTCATCTTCAGGGTCAACACCTTGTCTTAGAAATCTTTCTAACATTGTTATTTGTCTTTCTATAGCAGTTCTTCTACGATGTAATGTATCTAAATCCATAGTCTCATCTATTTCTTCTCTATGAACTCTTGACTCTCGTGATGATTCTAAAATATCATTTCTTTTTGATTTTCCACCAAATTTACCTCTACCATATAAACCTGTAACACGACCTCTTCTAGCTCTTTGAATAGAATTTTCTGCTGGTATTCTACCACTTCTAGAACGTCTAGTGCGTTCATCTACTATATGTGCATCAGCTTCTGGAATAGCCTCAGCATCTGGTAAGACTTGATAAGCAAACGGTAATTCTTCAGTCGCCTTTTCAAAAAAACTTGGGTCTCTTCTCACTGTTGCATCTGCTCTTGTTACAGCATTTTCAACATCAGAAGTAGACGCACCTTGATAGTAAGCGTTTGCTAAAGTATTATCAATAATTTCAACCACAGCAGGAGTAATTCTATTATTTAGACCTCGAAAAGGGTTAGGTTGAGGCATATTGTTTTCAATATCACCATCAAAATTTGCTATCTGTTGAAATCTTTCACGAAAAGCTCTTCTCACACCACTTAAACCAAGAGCACTACATACGGTTAAAATAGCACCTGCTAACAAATACAGAGGCATTGGGTCAATAGCTCCTTCAACACCACCAATTCTACCTTTACCTACCTCTTCATCAGAATCAGACGACATTGTTGGGTCAAAATCATATTTTCTTTTTCTACTATCTAATCTTGCGTTCATTCTAGCTTGTGCCTCTTTTAATCTGGCTTCTAAATCAGTATTACTTTTTCCTGCTCTATCTGCAAATCTATTAATCAATACTGATTTTGCTTCTTCCATTATTTTTTGGACTGACATTATTTTTTGGACTGGTTGACCTCTATCTCTTTGTGCAATATCAATAGCAATCTCATACAATTCATCTTTCTCCTCAGGCGTTAAACCAACAGCAGAATCAGCTTCCTGACGCAATCTGGTTTCAAAAAATCCGCCACCTTCCATATCACTTGAAGAATCAGTCTCGTAACCTCCTGAAAATACTTTTGAAGCTGCCGCTCCTAAATCAGTCAGAGTGTTTGCGAATTTTCTTGTATGAGTGCCTGACGCTTTAAATAAATCCTCAGTGTCTTGTTTAACAAATTTATAAACAGATTCGTTACCAAGATGGTTTGATTTTAGAACAGCAATTATAAAATCTTGGCAGTTATTATCGTAAGCTGAATATGGTAAGAATTTGCCACCCATATATTTCTCAGTTCGCTCTATTAATATATTAGGAGTTAATCCATCAGGGATACCAGATATAGACATTGTTTCATTTGAAGCAGGAACATTCTCAGATGCATTTATACGCTCATTCTTTTCAATAATAAATTGCCCTTTTGGCGTCTGAATTATCATATACAAATGATACAATTTATCAAAAGGTTTACTAGCGAATTTCTTCTTCCATTCACCTAAGCTGATGACATTTAGAGCTCCAGTTATATATGAAGGAACAGGAGTTCGACCTACACTCATTCCTGTTATTTTCTCGTTTCCATACTTATCAAGTATTCTTTTCAAGGCAGGAGGAATTGAACTATTGCTGAATATTTTCTTAGCAAAATCAGTCACGACATTTCCTCCATTCTTTCTAGGACGACCTCTACCTCTTTTAACAACTTCTTCCTTTGGTGACTCTGCTTTTCTTTTTGGTTCTTCTACTACTCTTGGAGGAATAACAGATACAAATTGTGGTAACGGAGCAGGTCTTCTGATTATAGTCGGTCTCACTATTGGAACATTCATAACTGAAGGTCTAATAGGAGCAGGTTCAGAAATAGTTGCCTTGTTCTCAAAAATACTAGATAATTCGTCATCTATATCATCATCATCATTAGAACCTCCTATTTTCTTACCTTTGCGTTTAAATATAATTCTATTCATTCTACCTGAACCTGTCTTCCTATTAGCTATAATACCCTTATTATATTTTTTAGCAAGTTTCAAAGCTCTTTCAGTCTCATCGTTAAGAATACCACTAGATTCTTCATAAAGTTTTTTAATTTGCATTATTAATGGTTTTGCTCTTCTTAAAATTTCTCGTGTTGAACCTTCATTAAGAATTGCTTCTACCTCATTCATTTTTTTTGTTAATTCAGATTCTAATGGGATTACTGATTTAGAACCTCCAATTTTCTTACCTTTACGTTTAAATAAAACTCTATTCATTCTGCCTGAACCTGTCTTCTTGTTAGCTCTAACACCCTTATTATATATATTTAAAAGACTTTCTGCTCTGTTAGTCTCAGGAGTAGCATCTTCACCAGCATCATCATAAAATTTTTTAGTTTGTATTACTAATGGTTTTGCTCTTCTTAAAATTTCTGGTGTTGAACCTTCATTAAGAACTGCTTCTAATTCATTCATTTTCTTAGTAAATTCAGAGGCTTCTGGGGCTGCTGGTGATGGTGATACTGCCTCAGACTCAGGCTCAGGAAAAGCAACTTCAGGACTTGGTATCTTGATTCCATTTTCTTTTGCAACTTTTGAATTATTAAATACTTCATATGCTTCCTTCATATTAACACCAAGCTCTTTCAATAATGTATAATAATTTTTAATGACATACTCCTGAATATTTTCAAGGTCATCAACAGCATCTTTTTTAACTTCAAAATTATCATCAACCCCTGCTCTGTAATAATCAGAATAGTCTGTATCTCCATAATAAAACAAATCATCGTTTAGCGTAACACCACTTTGCTTCGCTAAATATTCAATTCTCATTCTTACTATAGTCAAGACAACATTTAATAGTTTTCTAAGTGTTTTTAATTCCTTCTGAACTTTTGTTTTAAGTTTGCTACTAGAATAATTGACATCTTGGTCGTAAATAAACAAAACGTCACTCCAATACTGAATTGATTCTGCGAATTCTTTCTGGAATTTTTTAATCTGAGCTTCTGTATGCTTTGGTAAGTAAGATTGAATTAATCCCATTAAATCAGGACTTGATAAAACAGCTTTAGTTGCCTTTTTATCTTCTTCTCGTTTTTTAATTTTAAGCGCAATAGGCTTCTTTTCAGACACAGTAGGAATTGCTTCTTCTAATGGTTCATATTTGACAGACTTTTTAATTTTAAGTGCTACAGGTTTCTTTTCAGACACAGTAGGAACTGATTCAGTTAATGGTTCATACACGACATTTTCAGCACTTGTCTCTATTTCAGGTATTTCAGTTAAAAAGGTTGAACCTTTTTTAACAGGTCTTTTCTCAACTATTTTCATCTGAATATTATCCTTAGGTTTCTTAGGTCTGCCTCTTGGTTTCTTTTCCTTTACAATCTTATCTTTCTTAGGAGGTCTGCCAACCTTATTTTTTGGATAAGCTAATTTATAAGCTTCTTTTACTTCAGCTTTAGTAATAGCACAACCATAAGCTACATTGTTCTTACTTGCGTAATCTTTTACAAAATCATTCCAACGAGTCCCAGCAAACATTGTCATTATATATATTATACTTCTAAAATAAATAACCTCTGGTAAAATAATTATTAATAAATAAGTATTTTAATCAAATAAATTGAAACAACTTAATTGTTGTTTTAAACAATATCTCATTCTTGCATTTCTTCTTTTATAATCTATTCTTTCTGGATTATTTTTTCTCTTATTGTCACAAGCTTTTCTCTGAGCTTGTAAATCCTCGTAGTGACGATAAGGCATTATTAAATTACACAATTCCACTTCTTTCTTATACTCATCATACCAATATCGTTCTCTAATTGTTAATTCTTTTTTATTATCACAAGGAAAATTTTCAACTAAATGAATCTTATAATCATCCTCTTCTAAAATCTTAAATGAACCACATTTGTGTTCTAAACCTGCCTTCCATTTATAATATTTATTTCGGTGTCCTGCTAAGCGTCTGCTTAAGGTGTCACAAGTTGAACCGATATATGTTATTCCAGTTTTATTGCAGACTAAGCGATATATTCTTCCATCTTGGTAATCTGGCATTTATATATTATTGACATACTTTTTTTTTAAGTCAGAATACTTTGAATATATATATTTGATAAGTATAAATATTCCTAAATTATAATATAGATAATCCGATTTCGGAATTATTTTTATTAGACGGAGTTAATGAATAATTTGTTGTTGATACTGGTAATGGTGCTAATTTATCTTCAAGTCGCTTAACTATTGCGTTTGAATTTTCCATATATTTACAATATTCATTGTAACATTTGTCTAAGTATTCCTTAGCTGGAATAGGTCTGTGATTCTTATCCAAAGACAAATTTTTAAATATATCTATCGATAATAAATAATATTGCTGTTGACTCTCAAATTCACTTTCCATACCTTTTTGAATTGATAAATAAAGCTCTACTGAACCAATTATAGAGCATACTAAAGCCAATAAACAAGTCGCCATTGAAATAGCACCTTGCTCTAAATAAGGTTGTAACCCAACACTCACAATGCTATTAACACCTGACAAAATTATTACAGGTAAACGAAAATATTGTAAAATATGTTTTAAATAAAAATATTGTTTCTTGTGTTCCTTTGACAATAAAACACAATTTATTCTAATATTCTCTAAAACTATCTCAATATCTGAACTCCAATCTGATTCCATTATACAGTATTATTTTATAAAAAAATACGAAATTACTAAACCATTACCAATGCCAAATATGAACGTTCCTATTATTATTATCCACAAAGCTTTTGACACCATTAATTCTTCTGAAGAAACTCTTCTAAATGAAGTTAACAATGCATTTGGGTCTTGCTCAGAATTCATCATTTAATATATACAAATATTTTTTAACTGAAACTACAACCCTCTTGACTAATTACAAACCAAGCTCCAATACCAATACTGCTATTCCAAATCATCTCAACAGCAGAATTGATATTCGTTAAAAGACAATTGGTAAATCCACTACCACTTGTAGAACGGAAAGTATTACCACCTCCATTAATCGTTATTCCTACATTTTGGTCGTAGTAATAAAACAAAAACCCAGCGGAAACTTGATTATTCGTAGCAAATAAAGTATTAGAACCATTATAAGCAACGCATTCCCACGAAGAAGCGAAAGGAGGTAGGGCAGGGACATATTGGGTTGTATCCGCCCTAATATAATTACCTTCATTTGTATAATACACACCAGTAGTAGGAATAAGTTTAATAAAATTAATAGGAAATGAAGGAGAAAAAATATAATTGTTTAAATCCCAACTTGACCCATTCCAAACTATATATATTCCGTAATTATCCGTCCAACTTGGATAAAACAAAGGATTAGTAAAAGAACCTCCAACCAAAATCCCACTTGAATAAGAAATAACAGAAGAAACAGGAGCATTCAAAGATGCTCCAATACCGAAAAAACCAGTCAAATCGTATCCGTTGGAAGTAATATAAGTAAATATATAAGGAATAGTTTGGGAAGTTCCGTTCGCTTGAAGATTTGTAAAACTACCACCAACTATAATATAGTTTGAGTTCGCAGTATCTTTGGAAATAGATAATACATCACCGCCAAAAAAACCATTACTACTCGTAGCACTAAAAGAGTAAAAAGAAGATGTGTTATAATCCAAAGTAATCCATTTAGGATAAATCCCACCAGAAAGACCAAAATAGTCAGTAAAAGCACCACCAATATACAAGCAAGAATTAGCAGGATTATCGTAAAGAGCGTATACAGGAGCATTCATTCCAGTATTACCTGATGTAATATCAAAAGAACTATACCCTGTATTTTGAATACCGACCAAATAATTATAACCAAAACCAGTAAAGTCACCACCAACCGCCATTGAAGTATTACTTTGATAAGGGCAAAAAACTCTAATTCTACCACCACCATACGAACCCTGTAAAGTCCAACTCGCACCGCCATCACTACTATAATAAATATTTCCTATATCTGTTCCAACCCAAAACTTTCCGTCCCAACTATCAAATGAAGCAGTTATATTTTCTACACCACTAACGAAACCAGTAGGAGTGACTAATGGTGCTTGTTCCCAAGTAGCAGTTTTTCCCAAACTAAAAGCAGTATAACGCAAATTACTCTCAACGGAAGCAACAGGAGCAGTAGCATTAGCAGTCAAATATACGACTTGTTCTTTTGAATATTGATTGTTTAAAGGGGTTGTAATAGAAGAAACACTAACAATATCATTAGCGTTCAAATGTAAATCACTATTTAAAATATCTACGTGTCCTGTATTAGCATTTAACGAAAGATAATCTTGTAATCCACTACCATTACCAACAGCGAAATCAATACGACCTTTGACAGCACCAGCGGTAAATACTGGGGCGTTTTGGTGTATTCTTGCGTATTCCGTTTTTGTTCCAGCAGAGTTTTTGGCGTAAAAACTCATTCTATTAAACTCTCCAGTTTGAGCGGTTCTCTGATTATAAAACTCCTCTGTTAACAATCCACTACCAACTCCACTTTGATTTAAAGTTAAACTTGGAAGACCACTTAAACCAGTAGCATTAATAGTAAGATTGCTCTGCGTAAGTGTAGCATTTGCTCCTGTGACAGCATTATCAACAACTAAACTGGTCTTAGCTGTAGCCGTTGAAATATTAGAAATCGCATTTGTATTCATATTAATAGAAGTAGAACCAGCGGAATTACCAGCAACTAATACTTGTGAAAGAGTTGGAGTTGTAGCTGTAGGAGGATAAGCACTTCCGTTTATTGTTACTAAATTGATATTGTCTACACCAGTGATATCTAAACCATTAGCGTCATTTCCATTTATTAAGACTTGTTCTAAATCTAGAGAGCCACCTCCACCTCCAGCATTAATTAAGGCTAAAAGCTGATTATACTTTGTATTTAAAGCGTAGTAAGAGCCTGACATTATATTCTATAATGATATAATAAAATACCTTTTATACTTTTAAATACTCTTTTAAAACAAAAAAAAGAAAAAGGATTTATTTAGATTAAAAAAAAATTTCTCAAAAAATAATCTAATTATAATTTATAATATGACTGAACCTTTTGATATTTTTCAATACAAGCCAGATATTTCTGCGAATTCAAAGAAATTATATATTCACAATCTAACCAAGTTGAATGACGGAAAACCTATATCTAATTTAAAATTTCTCTCTAATGAAGGAATAGTAAAGCATTTAGAAGAGTTGAAACCTAACACTAGAAGAACATATATCATTGCGATTGTTTCAGCTTTGAAAGACAGACCTGAATCAAAATTCAAAAAGCTTTACAGTAAGTTTTACGAATTATTAATGAGTTTAAACAAGGAGCTCAAGAACAATACAGAGAAGACTGAGAAGGTAAAGGATAACTGGATAGAGCAGACAGATGTAAATGCTGTTCAGAAAGGTTTAGAAGAAATAATTCCTCAAATAAAAGATAAGAAAAAGATTACTGAAGACGAGTATAATAAATTGTTGCATTTGGTGATAGTTTCATTATATACATTACAGAATCCTAGACGTAACAAGGATTATACAGATATGGAAGTAGTTAAAAGTTTAGACAATAAATCTACAGAACACAATTATTTAGATTTATCAAAGTGGGATTGGTTTTTCAATAATTATAAGACCCAGAAGAAATATAGTCAAAAAGTGATTCCGATTCCTGCTGAGTTAAAAGCAATTCTAGAAATATATTTGAGATTTCACCCAGAGGCAAAAGAGATTAAGAAGAAGACAATTACCAAGGATATTCCATTCTTAGCTTATTTTGACGGCAAACCTCTAAATACTTCTACAGAGATGACGAGGATGTTAAATAAAATATTTGGAAAGAAAATCGGTTGTAGTATGTTAAGAGCAATAATGTTAACGAGCAAATATGGCGATACGATGCAAGAGATGAAGAAGGATTTATCAGATATGGGAACAAGTGTAGATGTAGCTACTTCAAACTATATTAAGAGTGATTAGATATATTATTTATACTTATCAAGTATAAACAAGGTAACAAGGTAACAGTAACAAAGTTATATAGATTGAATGTTATAAAACAGAGATTTTCTCTATTTTTTTTAAAAAAGTGAAAAAAAGACAAGAAAATTACAAATTTTCTCTATATGTATAGGGAGCTTCCATACACATTGTTACTTGTTACTTTGTAACCTTTGTAACTTTTTTATACTTACTAAGTATATACACAATTTAATTCGGAAACAAGCTTTTATATTTGGCGTTGAATTTCTCAGCTAATATTTCAATTTTTTTCATTATAGTTGCACCATATTTGCCGTTGTCATAATCTTCTTTTAGCACCTTTAGATGTGTTCTAATAGCTTTAAAATGTTCTTTAGTTGTTGCTTCATCTAAGTAATTATTTAACGACTCTATAATTGCTGAAGGAGACAATTTTTTATTTACAGTATTTCTCAACTCATTTTCTAGCTTGTCAAACTCTTCATTAAAATCTTTATCTACATATTCCTTATCGAGTTTTGTAAAAGGTTCAAACTTTTTGAGCTTACTCCAAGTAGTCAATTCACCTTTTGATTTCATTATATTAAATATTTCCTTTACAAGAGGCATATTAGCAAACTTTATAGAAACAGTTTCACTTCCTTTAGCATTTTTCAATTGTTCAGCCAATCTTTTTTCAATAGTCATATCTTTAACTTTTTCAGATTCTGCTTTAGCTTTATCAAGTTTATTCTGTAATTGTTGAACTTGGTAATCATTTAATTTATTTTTGTTATAATAATCTTTTATTTGTTTTTTGGTTTCTTCGTATTGCTTCCTAGCGAAATCAATTTGCTCTTGAATGGCAGACATTTATAATATAATTATATATAATTATTTCACATATTTGCTGACAATGAAGTCGGCTTTTTCGCCAGTTTCCTCTTTTTGTTTCTGAATAAATCTTGCGAACTCATCTAAATCATATCCCATTTTCATCATTTCAATTCGTAACACACACCATCGTCCACAGGTTTGAATTTGGTTATTAAGTTTTTGAAAGCGTCTTGTATTCCAGATGCATTTCCAGCCGTCTTTTTCGGCTTGATTCATTAATCTAGTCATATCATTTTGATTTTCGCCTAAAATTATTCTCACCATTTTATTAACGAATTTCCAATCTGTGTCCCATTTAGCTCCGTAAGAGTTGAAGTATTCGATAGTCTTACCGTATTTCATTATAGCTACCCAATGTCCTGAATTGAATCTATCTTCAATTAAAATAATTTTGAATGATTTATCATTAGGTAAAAGTTCGCCTAGTGTTTTAAAGTTTTTCAATTCTGAATATTTAATGATTTGGTCTTTAGTGACTCCGATGTGGCTTTCGATTTCTTCGTCAGTCATAGGTTTAGAAATTCTAGATGTGATAAGTCCTCTTCCGATTTCGTTAGTATCCATTTATAGATTATAATTAGATTATTTTATTTAGATTAAAAAAAAATTGATTTAAAAAAATAAACTATTATATATACTATATAAGTAGAATGACAGAAACTTCAACAGAAGCGATACATTATATTGTTAAAGATGGAACTGGAGCCTTGCTTAACAAGAAGGTAATAGATGAGAAGAAATTTGATAAATGTCTAAATGAAGGTTATTTAGCTGATTGTTGTTTGGGTAGTATGAGGTTATATTTAAAGTTAGAAAAGATAGGTGTAAGACGAATGAGAGGTAAGAGAGTTTCAGAGCGAATCCACGGAGGTTGGCACTATTGGGTAGAGAACGACAAATGTGTGTATGACGAGCACGGAGGTTTAAGGCAGATATTTGACCGAGAAGGTTACTATAAAATTGCGAACATATCTGATGCGGAGCAGACGACAATAAATATGTTCTTTGAAGACGAGTTTGAGAAGGGTGATAAGGTGGCTCGTAAATTGAGACGAGATTTAGAATCTGGAAACCCTAATGCGATACAATTTAGACACGAGATAGTGAAAAAGATGTCAGAATCGGAAGATACGGATTATAATACTTATCAAGTAGACAAATACAACCAATTATTCAAAGAAGTTTAGATTATTACAGCAATAATCCAAATAATTTAGATTAAAATTGTATTTTGATAGCAATAATTTATAAATTATTGTTGTATTTATATCATTTTTTGCTGTAATAATCTAAAATCGCTATATAATGCTTTTCAGACAATAATCTAATTGAAATAATCTAACTTAAAGACTACTATTTTATATATATACTTGATAAGTATGAATACACCTAACATATTTGCAACCAATCAATTCGAATTAGCCAAATTATTTGACGAGCAAAAGAAGGCTAGAAAATTAGCGAAAAATAGAGCTGAGAAAGCTCGTGCTAAAGCCATTAAACTTGCGTCTATTAAAAAATAAAATATAAATATTTATTATATGTCTTGGTCGTCAACATCTAATAAATTCTTTCCAGTTCCTGTAGGAAGTGTTCTTTATTTTGCTGGGTCTAGTGTCCCTTTTAATTATATTTTAGCTAATGGAGCTACTGTTCTAAAAAGCGATTACCCTGAATTATTTGATATTATAGGCACATCATATGGGTTTTTTGATTCTACCTATTTTACATTACCTAACCTAACTATTCAACCTGGGTTTCCTGGTTACCCTTATATGAAAGGCACTGATACTTTTAATCCTGTTCCTTCCGAAGCTAATCTGATTATAACACCTCCATACGTATTACCTCTTAATGCTCTACCTACTTTAACTAATTTTTCAGTTACATCAACCGCAATTGAGTTTGCTCACGGAAATGTTTCTAGCACTGCTGTTTCTAATGCTGGTAATAGTGCTCCTAATGGAGCTGACACTGCTGCTGTTAAAGCTGATTCCTCTGATGGTCAATACGGTGCAAATTATAGAGCCAATTCTGTTGTTGGTAGTATTTCTTATACTAATGCTACACCTACTCCTGTTGATTTTCAGTTCTCGGGAACTTATTTTCCAGATAATTTAGGATTCTTACCTTGTATTCGTTACACTAATTCTTTTCCATTAAATCCTGTTGTTAATGTTACTCCTCAATCTAATCCTACAACCAATAATCCTATTGCTAATATTCCTAGTTTAAGCGGATTTATTTATTCTCAATAAATACTATACTTTTGTTATACTTTTTTTAAAAGTATATTATATAATGTCTCATTCATCTACAATTAATTCTATTCCTGTTGGAACTGTTTTTCCTTTCGCTGGTTCTTCTTTACCTGCTGGTTATTTGTTTTGTGATGGTGCTTCCATCAGCAGAAGTATTTATTGGGAATTATTTGAAGCTATCGGATTAACATTTAGTTTTCCTATAGTTATTGGTGCTTTTGAAGTTCCTTCTTTAAATAACTTGGGTGTTTACCCTTCTGGAGTTGGTAATGTTACTGGAATTATTGAAACTGAAGACCTTACAAGCTTAACAACTGATTTCACTTTAACAGCAGATAATATTCCTAGCTTCAGTCTCACTAATAGTGACATTGAACTTAATACTGTTTTTAATTATTCATCTGGTAATAATCAAACCACTAAATCTGTAAATCAAGGCACTAATGCTTGGAGCAATAGTGGTAATGATTGGTATAGATTTGATACAAATACTACAACTCTTGTTGATTGTGTCGCTATTGACCCTACTGATTTTTCACCTGTTTATACATCAACTGCTACACCTATCACTGAACCTGTGACAATCGCCAATAATTCTATGTCTGCTATTTTAATTACTTATATAATCAAGGCTTGGTCTTCAGACACATTTTATCCGTCACAGCAACCAGTTGCATTAATTCCTACTAGCACTCCTCCAAGTGATTCAATCAATCCTATTGCTGATATTCCTAATTTAAGCGGGTTTATTTATTCTCAGTAAATACTATATGTCTACTTCTGCTTCATTAAATTATACTTATCCGATGCCTATCGGTTGTATTATTCCTTATTTAGGTAAAAATATACCTGATTCTTTTTTATTGTGTGATGGAAGCACTTACAATATTTCAGATTATCCTTTTTTAAATAATGTTTTAGGAGGAATATACGGCTCTACAGCTACTACTTTTAATGTTCCTAATACTGTTAATAAATTTATTGAACCAACTTCAACCAACAGTAATGTTATTGTTCCTGGAAGTGGAGGTGCCGATTTTAATTTTACTTTAACTGAAGCTAATATGCCTCTTACTCTTCCTATGACTGGTTCTATCACTTCTTTTAGTGGAGATGTTAGCACACAAGTAATGACTTATTTAACTTCAAGCACAGGTAGTATTGGTGGTTCAAGCACTTCTGCTACTTATATTCCTGTTGGTGGTAATACTGTTTCTAATCCAAATTATAAAATTGATTTAACAGGTCTATCTGGTTCTGTGTATCCTGGAACTGCTACACTTCAAACTGTAACTTCTACTGGCGGTGTTGAACCAAGAAATTATTCTGTCTTTTACATTATTAAGGCAAAACCTTAAATAAGGAACAATGCTTCGCAAAAAAAATATAATCGTAATATATAATGTCACAATTAAATGTTGTTAAGAATAGTGTTTCAAGCGACCAAATATATTACGATATTACTGTAACAAATACTCAGAGCACTACCACTAATCCTCCTATCTTCTATTATAATGAAAGTAGAACTATTCCTTTTATCAATTGTCCACAAGATTATTATTTATCTATCCTTCGTTTCACTATTGACACTGGAACTCTACCTGTTTTTATTCCAACTATTGTTCCTAATCAAGGAAACGTTAATGCTACTATTTATTCAGTAACACTTTCTTTTACTACTGCTGCATTAGGTTATTTTGAAAGTCAAGTCTTTATTACTTGGGTTCCACAGGATACTAATGCAATTGTGCCTTCAGCACCTAACGTGACATCTAATAAACAACAAGATAACTCTACTGGTTACTATAATTGCTATTCTTATTCTTATTGGACTGCTTTAGTCTATAAGGCTTACTTTGATGCATTTACAGCTTTAGACACTTTTTTTACTGGAGACCCAGAATGGATTGCTCAGTATGCTCCAATTATCAACTGGGATACGACTAATGGGCAAGGCGTAATGTATGCTGAACTTTCTGCGTATAATTCAAATCCTCTTGTTGTTCCAGCACTAAATCCTGTCAAAATTTATATGAACGCTCCTCTTTATTCTTTGTATGGTTCTCTTCCAGCAAGAGTTTTAGGATATGAAGGAGTCACTGGAGGCAAAAATTTCCAGATTGAAGTGGTTGATATTGGAGGAACTAACTACCAACCTATTACCATTCCAGCTACTCCACCAGTAACTTATGATGCTATCGTAATGTATCAAGAATATTCTACTATATCAAATTGGACTCCTATTGTCGCTATGGTTTTCGTTTCAAATACTTTACCTATTACACCAAATCAAGTCTCAACACCTTTAATCTTTAATAATAATTCTCAGGTTGTATTTGGAGGCAATAATGCCAATACAGCGAATATAGTGACAGATTTAGTCAGTAACAATGGACTCTATAAATCTTCCCTTGTATATGAACCGTCAGCCCAATATAGATTGGTTACCTTGAACGGAAATAGACCTTTATTTAATCTTGATTTGCAAGTATTCTGGCGAGATAGATTCGGAGGCTTGAACCCTGTAAGAATTCCCAGCGGAGGCTCTGTTACAATGAAAGTAGGATTCTTGAAAAAGGGAAGTGGAGGTGCTTAGTTCCTTTTAGGAGAATCTATTAAATTAAAATTTTTTCTATAATATTATTTTGTTTGTTAATATTATAAAATGGCTGACTTTAAAACAGTTTTAGTTAAGGACTCCTGTATTGGAGACATCACTTCAGATATCGATTTCGCCGTTATGAGTGGAGCTTCACAGACTACTTATCAACGTTTCCCCTCCACATCTTCAAGTAACTCCGCCGTCATATTCAACGTCCAAGTTCCCTCTGAGAATGTTGTCATTGGAAGAGATATCCTCTGCTCCACTGCCCTTCAATTTACTTTTAGAATTAACTCCCCTGCCGCAAATCAAGCCGTAGGAACTGCCGCAGCCGTTTACGGACAAAACTTCTCCCTTCAAGCTTTCCCTTTGAACTCTTTGTTTAGCACTGCTACCTGTCAAATTAACAACACAACTGTTTCTATCAACACTCAAGATGTTCTTCCTGCCATTCTTCGTATGAATAACTCTAGAGAGCTTTATCGTTACAACTCTATGACTCCTTCACTTCCAGACCAAGCTTATTTCAAGTATTCTGATGCTACTGGTTCTACCAACAATCCTCTTGCTCCTTACAACACTGCTTCATTTGATTTAGACCAAGTTCCCAGAGGTGCTTTCCCTGCCACTATTCAAGTAGGTCATTACAACGCCACTACAAATGCTTACATTGATGCTTCTCCTTATTCATCTGCTCCTAATGACGGTGCTACTCCTCCTGTGTATCAAGGTGAATACTGGGTTGTCAATGTTAAGACAATTGTCACTGAGCCTTTATTCTTGTCCCCTTGGATTTGGGGCAATCCTGAATTCAACGCTCAAGGTCTTTTAGGCATTAACAATATGGCTTTCACTTTGACTGTTGATTCTAGTTGCAAACGTCTTGCTTCTGTTGCTTTACCTGCTAACAACGCTCAAGGTGCATTTACTATGGGTTCTAACGGTGCTACTGCCGATAACGGTTTGGTTGCTCTAGGTGTTTCTGCTATTGCTGGTGTCCAAGCTTCCAACTCAAATGGTTTCACCTACACCTCTTCTGTTGCTGGTGTTTCAAGTGTTGGTATCAATATTCCTCCTACTGCTCCTGTCCTCTTATTTAAATTCTTGTCTACTCAACCAAGTGACCTTATTCAAACAAAAAATATCGTGCCCTACCACGACTACCCTCGTTACCTTTCTAGTCAGGCAAATTCTTCAGCTTTGGCTTCAGGTGCTTCAACTACTTTAACTTCTAACAACTTGCAAATTAACCAAATACCAGATTTATTCCTTATCACAATTCGTAAGGCAATGTCTACTCAAACTGCTCTTGATAGTATGAGTCAGCTTGTTATCAACAACATTAGTATCAATTTGAATAACCAGTCTGGTCTCTTATCTAGTGCTTCTCAATATGATTTGTGGCGTCTTTCTGAAAGAAACGGCTCTACTCAATCTTTCAACGAGTTTTGCGGACAACAAACCAAACTTGCTTCAGGTTCAACTCCTGCTCTCATTCCTACAACTGGTGCTATCCTTGTTTTGAATCCTGCTTACGATTTGTCACTTCCTGATTACATTACTTGCGGTTCTTTAGGAAACTACAATTTCCAATTCAACGTCAATGTTACCAATCAATCTGCTGATACCATTAACAATGTTGAAATTTGTGTTGTATGTGTCAACTCTGGTATCTTCACTACTCAGCAAGGTGTGTCTGCTGTCTACACTGGTATCTTAACGAAGGAAATGGTTCTTGGTGCTAAATCAGGTCAACAAGCTTCAGCAATGACCTCTTGTGAAGTCGCTCGTATGGTTGGTGGAAAGAAAATGATGCCTTTGACTGCCTTTAAGGGTATGCGTAAGGGTCACGGAGGTATGATGGGTGCTGTCTCTAGCGGTGGAATGTCTGGAGCTGTCTCTAGCGGTGCAGGTCGTGCCAAGAAATATTGTTAAGCGATTATTTATACTTGAGTAAGTATAAAAAAGTTACAAAGGTTACAAAGTAACAAGTAACAAAGGGTATAGAAGCTCCCTATAGAAACATATAAAATTTGTGATTTTCTTTGTCTTTTTTCACTTTTTTAAAAAAAAATAGATATTTTACTGTTTTATAACATATAATCTATGTAACTTTGTTACTGTTACCTTGTTACCTTGTTTATACTTAGTAAGTATTCAAAATCTATATATATTAATAAATCTATTAATATCTGTAGAGCTATATCTGATTCCAGTCACTCTTCTGACAAAAACGATTTATATAGGAAAATTAGATATTCAACTCTACATATTATACAAAATTATATTTAGCTATTTTATATATATTTAGCTATACTTTTTTGAAAGTGTATATAATATTATAATCTCGTATAATATTATAATGCCGCAATCTAATATCACATTTGATTCTGCTTACAATCGCAGTTTAGTAAGTCACTTAGAGCATTTAAGAGACAAACAATTCGCTTCTGCTGGAAACGTATATGCTCCTACCCCTATGGGATTTAAAATGAGTCAATTCCACAATGATTATAGTGGTGAACCAGCCAAGGTCGGCGGAGGTTCTCCTTTTCCTCAAAAATTTTTATTAAGCGGAAATTCTCCTGCTTACCCTCCTCACAATTTATCTAGTGGTTTAGCTGTTTCTTCTGGAGGAGCTCATATGTCTTCTGTTGATGGAGCTATTGGTGGTTATTCATTCAATGATTTTATCGGTGATGTAGCTCACGTTGGCAGAGAAGTTGCTCCTGATATTATTAGAGGTTTAGGTAGAAAAAGAAATGCTAAAGGTGGCTCTAAAGTTGGAGACCAAATTGCCTCTGCGTTCAAATCTATTGCTCCTTTTGCTCCACTCCTAATGGGTTTAGGTCACCCTGCTCCTAAAAAGAAAGGCGATGTTGTTAAAGCCTTAGCTCATTTAGGTGCTAAACCAAGTCATACTCTTCCAAAACTTGCTGATATCGCAATGAAAGGAGGTTATTCATTCAATGATTTTATCGGTGATGTGGCTCACGTTGGTAAAGAGGTTGCTCCTGATATCATTAGAGGTCTCACAAAGGGTGCTGGAAAGAAAAAAGCAGCCAAGGGTGGATTTAGTTTATCTGATGTTCTTGAGTCTGCTAAACCAGCTATTTCAAAGGCAGTTGAAAAGGCAAAGCCTGTTGCTAAGCGTCTTGCTAAACAAGCTGTCGATGAAGGTGCTAAGGCATTGAAAGATAAAATTGGTGGTGCTGGAGGTAGAGCAAAGAGAGCCGCAATTGTCAAGAAAGTAATGGCTGAAAAAGGTCTCAAACTCATTGAAGCGTCAAAATATGTCAAAGCACACAATCTATATTAGGGTTATATATACTTAGTCAAGTATAATTAATCACATTTAATTATATTTTTCATACTTTTTTTAAAAGTATATATATATATTATAATGCCACGATTCCTTAATCCTACTGCTGAAGGTTTAAATGATTTGAACGCTCCTAAACGCAAAGTGTTTAAAAATATGGTTAAGACTTTCGTTGATGAGAAATTTCCTAATTTAGGGACAACTGAAGAGATTGAAGCTAAATACGACAGCTTAATTGAAACTCTTACGGAATTATATTCTACATTAGCAGAAACCGTAAGCTTCGTCACATTTACAAATACAAGAACCAGTATGCAATCTTCAAGAAAATATTTCGGTGAACTTCAAACTCAATTAATAAAAACTGCAACTAAATTTCAACTCTTGATGAATAAGCTTAAAACATTTAATTTTTTTACTCCAGACCAAATTTCTGAAATAAGCACATTAGTAGACGATATTTCTAGTAAATACGGTGAGATGAAAAGTTTACCTACCCTTGCTGGTGAGGGAACTATCCAAACCGCAATGTTTAACGAAATATTAAGTCAACTATCTTTCCTTGATTATTCATTACAACTTATCCAAGGTCAACTCGGCTCTTATCGTCAAGTCCCTGCTGGAACACCTGAAGATGTTGCTGTTAGAGCTATTGCTCTTGCTCCTGCTACTGGTGCTGGAAGAAATATTCGTCCTATTGGAGGAGCTATTCTATCTAATATAGGAAAACAAACCCCTTACAGTGATGGTTACACAATTAATACAGTAAATTATTCACAACCTGCTAGATTTTATTAAGGTTCTTTAAATTATATTATTTAATATATTTATATAATATAATGGTAGTAATAGAAGGTGGCAATAAAGCAACCGATTTTTTTAATAATATTGGAAGAGCATTCAAAACTACTTGGAATAAACAACCTCAAGGGGCTGAAAAGAAAGCTCTTAATTTTGTCTTGAATACTGCTGAACCAGCTTTATTAAAACCTATTTCAGTAATTGCTCCTCCTGTAGGACAATTAGGTGACGCTCAGCGTAAATTATTAGCCTCACATTATAATATGGAAGGAGGCAAAAAAAAACCAAAAATAGGTAGGGGTCAAAAAAAACCTGATGAATTTGATAGTGTAAAGGTTGATGAGGACAACTTAAGATTACAAATACCTGATTTATTAGATGAACTACAAAGTCACGACGTTAATTATCACGATGATTTAACGTCTTATGAACAAAGAGAAAGTGGTGAAAGTATATTTGATTATGTTACGAGGTTAAGAAAATTGTTACGTGATGGTGACCTTAGAGTGAAAAAAGTTAATTTAATGTTACAAACCATACAAGACTGGGACAAAAAATACCGTATGAATCATTATAGAGAATCTAGAATGGGAGATGACGAGTATATTCTTGATTATATGGATAGATTAGAACGTCTACTTCGTGAGATGGAAGAGGCAGTAAACTCAAGATTTTTTAAACCTATAAAGGATAAAAGATTTAACCCTCCTGTGGAAGGTAAGGGTATGGAAAAAAGATTTCTTTAAGAAATTATAATATATATTATAATTATATAATGCCTGTTTACGGAACTAAATCACCTACTCCAGCTTTAGCCAATGCTACAGGTGGTAGCTCTCTTAATCCTTTCGTGCACCCAGCAACAAAAGTTTCAGCAGGAATGCATCAACAAAGGGTTAACAATTACAGAAACAAAGGGTTAAGCTACAAGGTCACAAATTTTTACCCTTCTCACTCTATCGAGTCAGCCAATATTGCCTTTATGTATCTAACTCCTTAAATTATAATATGTATTATAATTAATGTTAAGTCAGATTATAAAAGCTATTGCCGTCAATAAAGGTATTAACCCTTTCACAGATGATAAGAGGGTTAAACCGAAAGTAGCCGTTAAAAAACCAGACGCTTACAAGTCTATTAATTCTTCGTCATTGAAATTATAATATGTAATATAATATATGGTTATTTATACTGTATAAGTATAGTTAATTATAATACATATTATAATTTATTAAATATCTAAATAAATTATAGAATTTTGGTGTCAGCTGGTTTGTATGGTTTGAAAAAAAAATTGAAATTATTTTTCGGCTCAGAGTCAAGACCATTAACCAATATAGAATTTAACGACAGGAATAATCCTAACGATGGCGACAGTTACTATTAAAAACACTCCCCTGCTTTTAAAAAATGGCAAGGTAGGTGCAGTATTAGAAGAGAAGGAGTATGAATTTTGCCTTGAAATTTGGGATTTGATTAAGGAATTTGCTGGAATTTACAATTTCGCAATTAATTGGAAAACCAAATTCACTTCACACCCTTATCCAATTAGGCGTTACCTCAGATTTACCTATTCTTATCCTGAGGATAATAAGCTAATAACTGATACTTTATTCAAAAAATTACCAGAGGAGCATATTCGTAGACTTTTTTGGAAAAAAGTAAATAGTGGTGATTTCAAAAAAAATATAGCAGAGGTTAACTATTACGGAGGACGTGAAATAGTTAGTAATAAAAAACAATTCCTGCATTATTTGAATAATTGCTTCGGACTTTTCAAATTATCCAATGAATTTAATGTTGGTGATGAGGTCACATTTCTAAGACAAAAATACGCTGGTGATAGAATGTATAGAGCTGGTAAAATTTGTTACATTTCTAAAGACAGAAAATTTTACAGATTTGCTGAGTATGATTCTGTTGTGATTCGCAATATTCCTACCAATGGTAGAGACGAACAACTTGAGATGGGTTGGGACACATCAGCAATAACATATTCTTTCACAATTAAATCTGACAAAGGTCTAAAAAAAGGTTTACACAATTACATTCACACAAATTTTTATAATTAATTATATGCTTTTATATTTAACCCTTTAATAATTTTAATTACCCTTTAAGAAGCCACTTGGCTTTTTTACTGTGCCACCTGTGCTACCAATTTATAAATTTTTAGTGGAGTCAGGTCTGTATGGAAATAAAAAAAAATTGAAATGCTTTTTCAGATTACAGTGAAGACTATTAACTACTATAGAATTTAACGAACTCAAAAGTTTATAACAATGTCTGATTTATTTGAAACCATTCTTGCTGATGCTAAAATCCGTGAGGAGCGTGAGGAGTTACTAGCTAGGACTGGTAAGAAAGATTTTAAGTTTGGATATATGTATGGATGGTTGGCTTGTTACCACGAGCAGGTTGACTGTGATTTAGAAGATTTTATCAATCAGATTAACGACCAGTGCTCTTTTAATATGACTTTGAATATGTTGGCGAGTCTGATGGAAATTATTTCGTATGATGAACCTGAAATTGTTGGCAGATGTGTCAAGGTAAAGAATTATGAAACAGAATATCTTGTTGGGTTTGATGATGATGATAATGTTACAATCATTAATCCTGAGGATAATATTATTCTAAAGAAATTTGAGTATAAAGGTAAGAAATATATGAGAGACCTGAATGGAGTCAGGGTTTTTGACTACGAGAAATTAGTTCACGGTGAGCAAGTATTAGTCGGAACTTGGGATGATGATTTGAATGTTATTATATTTAATTAAAAATTTATATGTATTTTGTATAACCCTTTAATAATTTTAATTACCCTTTAAGAAGCCACTTGGCTTTTTTTACTGTGCCACCTGTGCTACCAATTTATAAATTTTTAGTGACGACTCTTTTATATGGAAATAAAAAAAAATTGAAATACTTTTAATCATACTGGGATAAGTATAATCAAACCTATCAAATTTAACAACTATCAAGTTTATAACGAAGCTAAGAAAATGAGTTGTATGACTAGACCACAAACCGAAATGATGTATCAGAGATTTATTGCTGGAAGGGAAGATTGTGACATCTGTTGGACTTATAATTCAAGAGAAAGAGGAATATCTGTTAATAAAAAATCTGACCTTGAGACTGAGGTTAGACTTATAAATAAATCTGGAGATTACGAGTGCTTAGAGGAAAATAATATTGAGGTAAGTGATGATGAAGGTAGAACTTATTATTGTTTGACATTTCAGGATAAATTTAATCAAGAAAATAATGCTCCGAACGGATTTCATATTCTTAAATTTGGTGAGATGGTTGATGGAGAAACATTTTACTTCTTTGATAAAGAAATGCGAGACACTGTTTCTAAATGTGTTAATAATCGTAAGGCATTGGATGATGGAAATAAAGTATTGTGTTGGAACGGTAATGATTTTGATGTTACAGAAAAGTATACTTGTAGTGTTTGCTACAGGGGATTTGAAGATGCACAGAACATCAAGAATAAAGTTATGTGCTGTGAAATTTGTAAACAGCTAAAATTTATGAAACACTTGGAAATGTTGAAATTAGAAAAACAAAAAGAGGAACTTGAAAAAGAAATTAAAATCAGACAAGAAAAAGCCGAGAAACTTGCCGAGCAGTTAATTTCTGAATCTGATGGAAGCGTGGAATCTGAAAAATCCAAGAATTCTAATTCAAGCGAAGAAAAATCCAAGACAAGACAAGCCAACAAGAATCGTGATGCCAAGAAAAAGGAAAAGGAAGAATTCCTCAAACGTGCTGCCGAGTGTGCCAGAATTTTAGCTCAACAGGAAGCCAAGAAGATAGCATTGAAGAGAGCCAAAGCCAAAGCCCAAAAAAAATAAATTTATATATATATTTATACTTGTAATTTTGTAAACTTTTAACTACCCTTTTTTGATTTTAATTCTTTTTTATTTAAAAAAAAAATTGAAATGCTTTTTCAGATTACAGTGAAGACCATTAACCACTGTAGAATTTAACGAACTCGATTCAAATATGTTTAAGACTTTTGAAACTGAAATTACTATTAAGTCCAAGACTGGTAAGCCGAAGGTTGCTTGTCTTGAGGAGACCAAGTATCGTAGATATATATTTAGCTTGTCGAAAGATTTTTATAATGATTGGATTAAGGACAATATTAGAGATGAGTATAACGATTTAATTATTAATGCTTTTGATGAGCTTGAAGTTGATTGTGACGAAGACGACATTATAGAATTACAAGCCCTAGTTTATAGAGTTGGTGATAAAATGGAATTTTGGTTGTTTAATTTTGATGAGAAATCTTTTGGATTCTTCATTGGAACTAATCACTTCGTAAATGCTTATTTCAGAGAATTTGATTGTATGTGTATGTGTGAAGACGACGATGAGGCAACTTGGGAAACTGTGGAAGAGATTGTTGAACTAATTGATTCAAAATTCAAGTCAAAAGAAATAGAAGACACTATAAATTTATTCACTGAAAAAGAAATTAAAAAGAGAAATAAAAAAGAGGACACTGCTGAAGAAATTTATGAAGCATTAATTAAATCTAATAAAAAAGATAAAATCGAATATTTGTTAGACGAGGAAAAATATTATTATAAAATTTGCCAAGGTAAGGGAAATAATTTTAAATGTGATGAATATTTTGTTACATTTACAGAATTAATTGATATTCTTAAAAAACAAGGTTTTAAATATGTTGGTGAAAAATCTTTTGATAAATTAGTAGGTCCCTTTCACTGCAAAGATTACAAACAAAAAAGATATGAGACTCAAGAATGTTACGATTGGTGTATGGATTAATTGTATATGTATATTTTATATTTGTAATTTAATTTAACTACCTATTCTTTCTGTAAACTTATTCCAAAAATGTATAAACATTTTTTCAATTCTGCTAAACTATATTCTTTATAATTCGGTG